AAATACCTAGCATGGTTTTTGGTGTTAGTACGCCGGGCCCTAAAGATTACAGAGACGGTGCTCCAACGGCTGCAATTGGTTCTGCAAAACAAAAGATTTCAGTTCCTTCTAATAGATTAGGCGGAAGTAGTTTTGTAATGGACGACGGTGATGATAGGTTTGTAAGAGCTACTCATGCAGAAGACGGTCCGCCTATTTACAAAAATGTAAAAGAAGGACAAGTAGGCGATAATACAATTCCTCAAAATGAATTGTTGCGTTTTAGAACACGTACTGGACATCAACTTCTATTACACAATTCAGAAGATTTGATTTATATAGGAAACGCTAGGGGCACTACATGGATAGAAATGTCTAGCGATGGTAAAATTGATATTCACGCACAAGACAGTGTTAGTATTATGACTGAGAATGATCTTAACGTTACTGCTGAACGTGATATTAATTTAGAAGCTGGAAGAAACGTTAATATTAAAGCAACTGCACGTTATAATGATGGTAGTGCAACAGATAAAAATAATGCTCCTAGCGGTAGAGTGCAAATAGAATCTGCATATGATTACAATTTACATATTGGTGCTGATAGTAAAGTAACTATTGCAAAAGATCATCATATGAAAGTGAAGAAAAGCCAATATATCGATACTACTGGAAATATGAATATTAAATCTGGTGGCGATAATAGATTAACTACAAATGCATATACTCATATAAGCAGCAAAAAGGAACACAGAGAAACAGCAACATTTGTTCATATGAATGGACCAAAAGCAGCAACAGCACAAACTGCAAAAGAAGTTGATGTATTAGGTACAGTAACTTTACCTCGTGTTAAGCCTGGCGGCATAATTGAACCTTATGAAAGTATTTTATGTAGAGCTCCTCAACATGAACCTTGGCCACACCATGAAAATTTAGATCCTTTATCTTACAAAAAAACAGAAACTGATAGAGAAACACCAGGAGGATTACCGTCAGCTAATAGAGTACTAACTCCTGATACATTCTTTAAAAATACAGGCGGTAGGAAAGCGAGTGCATATGTTGCTGGCAGTGGTGGACAAATTAATTCAGGTACAACTTCTCTTGCAGGAAGAAAAGATTCAAATGGAGCTGAATTAGGTTTTACAGGTTCAGAAGATTACGCAGCAAATCCAGATTTTGAATTTAGTGAAGAATTAGGATCATTGAGTGCAAAATATGAGTCTAGAGGAGAGCCTTCCGCTATTGGTTATGATAGGACAGGCGGCTGGAGTTATGGAACATACCAAATTGCTGCTAATACAGGAGCAATGGGTAATTTTATTAAGTATTGTGAACATAATTATTCTAGTTTATATGACGGAATGAATGCCCTGGGAGGAGAAAATGCAGCAAGATCAGGAACTGCTACTTTTAAACAAGGTTGGCAATCTTTAATGTCCGATGCTGCTAATGCAGAAGCACAACATTCGTTTGCTGTTAAAACATATTTTGAACCAGCTGCAAAACGTATTAAACGGGCCATTGGAATTGATCCACGAGACCGGTCTAAAACACTACAAGATGTTGTTTGGTCTACAGCTATACAACATGGAAATTCAGGATGCCAGCGTATATTTGAAAGAGCAGTTAAATCTATTGGTGCAGATACGCCATCTGATAGAGCAATGGTTAAAATGGTATACTTAGAAAGAGCTGCAAGTAACGGAATGAAATATTTTGGTTCAAGTACTCCTGCTGTTAGAAAATCAGTTGTGTCTAGATTTAAAAATGAATTAGCAGATGCACTAAAAAGTTTGCTCGATGAACAAGAATCGCAATCAGATGTAACAATAACTCCAGATACTAATTTAGCAGAAACACCGCCAATTGGACCATTTTAATAGGGTAAATACAGTATGAGTCAATTAGAAAAAAATCTATATAAACGTGTAACAGTACAACCAAATTCTAAAAAATCACTTGACGGTAGAACCTATAGAGGATTTTCTACAGTTTCACCTGATGCAAGAAACTTCGGGTTGTACGACTACGACTTAATTAAGCAAGATTTAATAAATCATTTCCATATTAGACAGAGTGAAAAATTAAGCGATCTTACATTTGGAACAATTATATGGGATATTTTATTTGAACCGTTTACAAAAGAAGTACAAGAAGCAGTAGTTAATGATGTTACTCGTATTGTTAACTATGATCCTAGAACAAAAATAGATCAAATTATAGTTGACACATACGAGCAAGGCATACAAGTTGATATATCTCTTATATTTTTACCTTATAAAATCCAAGATCAGTTACGTTTTAAATTTGACAAAGAAAACGGTTTATTAAGTTAAAATTAAATACGCACTTTTTCTATTCAGATAAATATCATTAGTAAACAAGGAAAAGCATATGTCTGCAACTGATAGGCAGTCACGGTTATTAGTAGCTGAGGACTGGAAAAGAATTTATCAATCATATCGTAACGCTGATTTTCAGTCATACGATTTTGACAATTTAAGACGCACAATGATTAATTATCTGCGTCAAAATTATCCAGAAGATTTTAACGACTATATTGAATCTAGTGAATATCTTGCACTGATTGATATGATTGCTTTCCTTGGGCAAAACCTGTCATTCCGCATTGATCTAAATGCAAGAGAAAATTTCCTTGAAACAGCAGAACGTAGAGAAAGCGTCTTACGTCTAGCTCGTATGCTTGCATATAATCCGAGACGTAATCAATCAGCTAATGGTTTGATGAAAATCGATACAATTAAGACTACAGAAAATGTTTTAGATAGTACTGGATTAAATTTAGCAGGAATTACAGTAAAATGGAATGACCAGACTAATTCAAATTATTTTGAACAGTTTTTAAAAATAATGAACTCAGCATTACCTGTACAGAACTCTGTTGGTAATCCTTTAAAGTCGTCATCTATTGCAGGTGTCTCAACACAAAAATATAAATTTAATTCTACTAATACAGCTTCGGCGATTTACCCATTTACAAAAAGAATTGAAGGTGTTAACACAAGATTTGAAATTGTAAGCACAGATATTGTAGGAGATGCGCTGGTTGAAGAGCCTCCGCTCCCGGGCAATAATCCTTCTATGTTATTTAGAGATGACGGACAAGGCGCTGGCAGTGCTAACACAGGATTTTTTATGGCTTTCCGACAAGGGAAGTTAGATAGCGGAAAATTTACAATTACAAATCCTACTCCAAATCAATCAATTGCTATTGATGCAGAAAATATCAATAATACCGATATTTGGTTATACGGTTTAAATTCTGGAGGATTTGAAAATTCATCTTGGACTAAAATTGACTCGGTAGAAGGAAACAATGTTGTATATAACAGTTTGTTTAACAGTACTAGAGATGTATTTGCAGCAACAACGAGAATTGGGGACAGGATTAATTTAGTCTTTAGTGACGGTGTCTTTGGTAATTTGCCAGCAGGAGATTTTAAAGTTTATTATAGAACAAGTTCTGGAACAAGAGCAATTATTACACCTAGTGCAATAGGACTTGTACAAATAGAAATACCTTATCAAACAAGAACAGGTAGCAAAGAAACATTAACACTTGGCTTAAAACTAACATCTACTGTTAGTAATGGCACAGCATCAGAATCTAACGAAGAAATAAAAGCAAATGCTCCTGCAACTTATTATACACAAGATAGATTAGTTACAGGAGAAGATTATAATATTGGTCCTCTTGCAGTAAGTCAAGAAATTATTAAAACTAAAAGTACAAATAGAATTTCTAGCGGTATAAGTAGGTATTTTGATTTAAAGGATGCTAGTGGAAAATATTCGAACACTAGTTTATTTGTAGATGACGGAGTTATTTACAAAGAAAACTACCAAGAAAAGCAAACTTTTACTTTTTCAACACAAACAGATATTGAAGGCGCAATTTATAATATAATTGAAAAGATTATTCAGTATCCAAATAGTAAAAACTTTTATCTATCACAATATCCAAAAATTATTGTTAGTGATCTAAATGCTTCTTGGAAAGCTGTAACAACAGAAACAAATTCTTATTCTGGAGTTCTTCAAGATGTAAGTGAAAACGCATATGCTGTTGGAAGTTTTACTGCTAATAGTTTAAGATTATTAGAAACAGGTACAATGATAAAGTTTGTTCCACCAGCAGGAAAACATTTTATGCCAAATGGCACATTAATGGACGACGATGGCAATGATCATTTAGGCAAAACAATGTATAAGTGGGTCAAAGTAATGGCAGTTACCGACGACGGCACATCAATGAATCCTGATAGTGCAGCAGGCATTGTTATTAATGACTACATTGACACCGGCGCCTTAATTGAGCAAGTAATACCAAGGTATGCCTTAGCATTAATTAACGATGTAAAAACTCAACTTATTGACCAAGCATTTGAACTAAGAAACTTTGCATTAAGATACGACATATACGATAGACAATGGAAAATAGTAGTAGGCGAAGATGTTAACACTATTAGTAATTTTGCAACAGGTAAAGCAGGTGACACATCAGGTGATAATCTAGATGCTAGTTGGATGTTGTACTTTAAGACTGACGGTCAAAAATATACTGTTACATACCGTCAGACAAGGTATGTAATGGAAAGTGAAGATGAAATACGTTTCTTCTTTGATAATGCAGATAAAATTTACGATCCTACTACAGGAAAAACTGTACGTGATAAAATTGATATTCTAAATATTAATCGTAAGCCTGGAGAATTAACACCGTTTACAAGAGATTATTCTTGGACAATTACAGACCAGTATAAAGATAGTGAAGGATATCTAGATAGCAGAAAAATACAAATCCAATTTATTGATCTAGATGACGACGGAGTATTTGATGATCCGGATATATTTGAACAAATTGTCGGCGAACTTGATGATTCTGTTTCTATTGGTGAGAAAGTAATATTTCAAAAGAAATATACTACATCTGATGGAGTAGAAGATTATAAGTTTTTTAATAACTTAAACAATGAAATTATTATTGTACAGAATGAAGCTGCAATAGCACCTTATAGTTCTCGTCTTGAAGGACAAGTATTTTACCTTCAAGACGAACAAATATTTAGAAAATTAAACAAGCAATTGAATAATACACAAATTAATACAGACTATAAAGCATATTTTGGACGTTCTAATTTAAAGTTTCACTATGTTCATGTTGCTGATGGTAATTTTAGAATTGATCCAAGTTCAAGTAATATTATAGATACTTACATATTAACAAAAACTTATAACGAACAAATTAACCAATATATTACAGGTAACCTTGTAACTCAGCCGTTGCCGCCAAGCAATGATGAATTGCTAAGAAATTATGGTAATGATATTAACAGAATTAAAAGTATTAGTGATGATATCATTTATCATCCAGTAAAATATAAGATACTTTTTGGAAGCAAAGCAAAGCCGAGCTTACAAGTTAAATTTAAAATAGTTAGAAACAAAAACTTAGTTATTAACGATAATGAATTAAAAGCAGATATTATTGATGCAGTAAACAAGTTTTTTGATATTGAAAATTGGGATTTTGGAGAAACATTTTACTTCCAAGAACTTAGTGCATATATTATGAATCAATTATCACCAAAACTTGTTAGCTTTTTAATAGTTCCAAGACAAACAACACAGTCGTTTGGTAGTTTGTTTGAAATAAAAAGCGAACCAGATGAAATTTTTGTAAGTGCAGCAACAGTTGGCGATGTTGAAACTATAGACGAGATTACGGCAACACAGATACAAGCATCAGGCAACGTAATTAGTTCAGTAGCAACTACAGCATCTGGCATAGTGTCAAGGGTGTCTAATACAACTAGCGGAAGTAGTAATAGTGGAAGCAACAGCATCAGTAGCAGCAATAGCAGCAACAGTAGCAGTAATAGCGGTAACAGCGGAGGATATAGTTACTAATGGCATATAATGACGATCAAAATGTATCTCCACTTCCGGTGCCCGGAAAAGATAATAAAATCACAGCAGCTGATTTTTTACCTGCATTCTTTAGAACAAAGGCTAATAAAAAGTTTTTACAAGCAACACTTGATCAACTTATACAGCCTGGCGTAGCAGAAAAACTAAATGGCTATTACGGCAGAAAAACAGCAAAAGCATATAAATCAACTGACAACTACGTTCCAGATGTTAGTAAAAATAGAGAAGATTATCAATTTGAACCAGCTGTTGTTATTAAAGACAATTATGAAAATGTAACTTTTTATAAAGACTATAATGACTATATGGGCCAACTTAGTGTTTTTGGCGCAAATATAGATAATCATAGTAGAATAAACTCACAAGAAACATACGGATGGAACCCAAATATTGATTGGGATAAATTTGTAAACTTCCGCGAATATTATTGGTTGCCAACTGGACCTTTAAGCATTCCTGTTCGAGGTCAAAGTAGAGAGATTGTCAGTACTTATACAGTTACTACAGAGGATCAAGGCGACAATATTGCATATGTGTTTAATGATGGATTAACAAGAAATCCGTCACTGAAACTATATAGAGGTCAAACATACCGCTTTGAAATTGATACACCTGGACACCCTCTTGCATTTGCAATTACTAGAAATTTTACACCAGGCAGTGCAGTATTAACTGCTGGCAATGAAGGGATTAGAGGCGAAGGTCTTTTTGATGCAGTATTATATGGTAACGAATATGACCAAGGCGAATATATTGTATTACCGTCTAGTGGTAGTGTAACATTTGAAGCTGACGATAATGTTTCAACGTTGTATCCGGATGGTATTCGTAAGTTAGGTGAAGACGGCGAAGAAGTAGCAGTTGCTTATATTGAAAAAGGAACAATAGAATTTACTATTCCTGCAAACTCACCTGATAGATTATATTATATCAGCAAAAATGCAATTGACACTAGTGGTTTATTTAAAATATATGACATTGAAGAAAACAGTTTTTTAAATGTTACTGATGAAATTTTAGGTAAGAAAACATATAAAAGTGCAAACGGCGTTGAATTATCTAACGGAATGCAAATCCGTTTCCAAGGCGATACTGAGCCAGCAGTTTACAATCAAAACAATTGGTACGTTGAAGGTGTTGGTGACAAGATTAAATTAATTAAAGATCAAGATTTAATTATTCCTGCTGTCTATAGTGAAAATAAAACTGTTCCTTTTGATAGCGAAGAATTTGATACCTTGCCTTATTCAAATGCAGGAAACTATGCTGCAACTAAAGATTATATAGTTATTAATAGAGCAAGTCAAGATAGGAATGCATGGAGTAGGTATAATTGTTGGCATCATAAAGATGTAATTTTAGCAAGTTATGATTATAATAATGTATCTGAAAACTTAGACGAGTCAAAAAGAGCATTACGTCCTATTATTGAATTTGAAGCTGGTCTAAAACTTAATAACTTTGGCGCAAGTGCTAAACAAGATGTTGATTTAATTGACACTTACACTACTGATGTTTTTAGCACAATTGAAGGCCAAATAGGATACAATATTGACGGTATTGATCTAGCTGAAGGGATGAGAATTTTATTTACAGCTGATAATGATATACGAGTTAGTGGCAAAATTTTCAAAGTCAAATATGTTGATATTGGAAACAATAGGCAAATATCTTTAATTGAAACTGCTGACACAAATCCAATTGATCTTGAAACTATTTTAGTTACACAAGGTTTAGTAAATGCAGGTAAGAGCTATCACTATCATGGCGATGCATGGGTAATAGCACAAGAAAAAACAAAAACTAATCAGCCGCCGTTATTTGAAGTTTGCGATAATTCTGGCAATAGTTATAGCGACCCAGTATATTATCCCCAAACAGATTTTAAAGGAACTAAGATATTTTCATATGCAGTAGGCGAAGGTAATGCAGATGCTGAAATAGGAATTCCTTTATCATATAGAAATATTGATAATTCAGGTGACATATTGTTTAGTTTTGATTTATTAAATGATACGTTTGAATATGAATTAAATAATTCTGTAATTAACGGATCAATTAATGCTGGTTACTTAAAAAAATATAAAACTTTATCTACATTTGATTATGCAAATGGTTTTAGTAAGACACCTCAAAAATCTAAACAGTTTGTAGTAAAGGAATATGTAGCAACAGATTTAAAACTTAATAATTTTGATATAGATGTATATGATGAATCATCTTCAATCACTGATTTAAAAGTTGCAGTATTTGTTAACAACAAAATAAAATTAAAAAATACTGATTATATTATTAACACAGACGGCAAACTTGCACAAATACAATTTATAACAGACTTAGTTGTTAATGATACTGTT